GCACGATTTAAATGGGTTGTGGGGTATAACCCTAACGGTAGCACATGGTATACACCTCAACTAATTGAAAGACGTATTACACACCAATCAACTCAAATATACGTAGCTGATCCAGCTTGGGATTCAACAAACTCTAGATATTACATAAGAGTATATCATAAAACATCTACTGGTAACCAATGGGAAGCTAATATAAAATATTTTTCTGGAGGTGTTGCTCAAAATTTACAAGCAAACATTGGTGTTACTGGATTACTAACAAGCACATCTACAACAGCTTCACACCCTGTTGGTCATTACTTAAGTGATCAGACTGGTGATATGACGATGATACTAGAAACTAAAGCAGCTGGTGATCCTACTTTAATACTTACTAGTCAAGCTGCTAATAGAAGTGGTATTATTAACTTCCAAGATCAGGGTGTTCAATCAGGTCAAATAACATACAAGCACAATGGTGACACGATGGAGTTTTACACAGGTGGTACAGGTGCTAGTCATAAAGAATTAACATTAAACGAAACTAATGGCGCGGTATTTAGAACAAAAATGGCTATTGGTTCAACTTCTGTTGCATCTAATATTAATTATGTTTTAGATGTTAAAAAAGGTTATCAATCTGGTTATGGTCATGTTGCTTATTTTGGAGCAGGAACTAACACAATTGCTAAATTAAATTTTGACACAGTAGTTGTAGCGCAAGATGATGTCCCATGTTTAGCTATTGTTGAAGGAAATGATGCTAATACACATGGCACTGAGCAGGCTTTAAGATTAGCTGTTGGTGATGATAACGCTGTTATTTCATCTACTGTTTCTGGTGGTTTACGCTTTTTTGTAAACAGATCTACTAACGTTCCTGGTTATCAAATTAATGACGGTATACAAGCACTTTATTTAGCAAACAACGGTACTGCGACTTTTGCAGGGCATATTACAAACACTGTAAGCTCTGGTAGCAATATTGCCTTAAAGAAAGGTGATGGTACTGGTGCTTTAGCTTTTGGTGGTACAGCTCATCAAACTGGTTTAATAGAAGGTGTAGATGGTGGAGGTTTAAAATTATACACCGCAGGTAATGATGTAGCTTGGGACGGTGCATGGTCATTAAACACAACTTGGAGCGGTCAAAATATGAGTGTAAATGGTAGCGTGACTGCTGGATCATTTGTAAAATCTGGTGGAACAGGTAGTCAATTTTTAATGGCAGATGGTAGTACATCTACACATATATCACCTAATGGTCATTTAAATATGAATGACAATAATATTAATAATGTTGGTGATTTAGATTTTACCAGATCATTTCCATTTAATGTTGCTTCTAAAGATTATGATAGTAGTAACACAACTGGTTATAGTACTTCAAGTAGTAGTTATGATGACTGGATTAAAATAGCTACATTTGGTGAAGCTGAAGGTGCAACTTATTTAAATATAAAATCAGACGCTCACTCTTCGTTTACATGTGTAATGACTAGAGGTTATCATAGTTCTAACGCGGCTAGTTTAACATTATTAAATAGTACGCATAATCCTAATAGCACGTACGCTCAACCAACTGGTATAAGAATTATAAGAGAATCAAATGGATCTGGTGGATCAAGCACTACATATAGTGTTCAGGTTAGACTTCATAGATCAGGAAATCATGCTGGTTATAAAATATACTGTAAAGCTTGGGGTGGTGGTTACAACAACATAAATGGTTGTCTTGATTTCTTAGCAACAGCAACAAATGTAACAAATGATGGTACAGGATCTACAGTTTTAGCTACAATAGATAATTTTGCATCAACTGCTTTAGATCAATTAGGTGAAAGTTTTACTTCACTTTGGGCCGCTAAACCAATAGTTGGTGAAAAAAATATAATATCAAAAGCTTCAATATCTGTTGAAAAAGATGGTGGTGAATTAGTTTTAACAACTACAGGTAGCGGTCACGGTTCTATAAACACAACAGATAGTAAAGATTTAAATCTAGCTGCGGCGAGTGGTACTGTTTATGTTAACAATAATTTTCTTCCAGGTGCAACAGGTGTTAGTTTAGGATCAAGTGGTGATAGATTTTCATCTGTTAGAACAAATTATTTAGATTCAGTACAAGCATCAACAACAGATCCAGTTTTAAGATTAACAGATTCTGGTGTTGCTAATTACGATGTTGTATTTCCAGACACAAGTACATATAGACTACAAACAAATACTAGTAGCACAAAAAATTTCCATATACACAATGCTGGTAATGGTGGTTTTACAATGGAAGTTGATGGTAGAGTTACAGCTCACGGTGATTTAAAATCAACTGCTGGTAAATTAGATATAACAGGTGTTAATAGTGTTATTACACATGGTACAGCTTGGGGCACGAATTTAAAACTTACAAACACAAACGCTGATGCAAGCCCTCCAGTATTAACCTTCTTAAAAGATACATCGTCACCTGCTGACAATGATTACGTTGGTTTTATCAACTATAGAATGGACAACACCAACGGCGATGAGTTTAGTTGGGTAGAACTTTCGTCTTTAGCTAAAGATGTAACAGATGGCTCTGAATCAAGTGCGTTTAGAGTTGGTGTTTGGGGTGCTGGAACTGAACAAGCAAACGCTATATATACTTCAGCAGATACAAATGGTGTTAAGATAGGATTAGGAACAGCATCACCTGATAAAGCATTAACTGTTTACGCACCAACTTACGCTGGTATAGATATAAAAACAGCTAGTGGTAAACTTTGGGAAGCAGAACAATGGTATGCCGATGAAGGTTACCAAGGTATGTACAAAGCAGGTGTTAAGAAAATACAGTTTAGAGCAGATGGTGATTCATATTTCAACTCAGGTGATGTTGCAATTGGACATACAGATCCAGGAGCTAGTAGATTAATGGTATCAGACGGTGTCGCAGGATACACAACAGCGGATATATTACTACAAGTTAAAAGAAACGCCACAAACGGTGATGGTAATGATGATAGTGCTAAAGCATCTATAATGCTTGCTAATAATAGCAATGGAATGCAAATTGCTTATGGTGGTACAACAGATAGATTAAGATTTCTAGATGGTGGTGCTGTGGAAAGATTTACCATGCTAAACGGTGGTAATGTTGGTATAAATATTACTGCGCCTACTTCTAAATTAGATGTAAGAGAAAACGCTAATAACGTATATACTGGATATTTTTATAATAGCTCCAATGCCGCGAATGCACACGGAATTAACGTACAAACCGCAACTACTGATGCAGGGGCTTATGCTTTTAGAGTAAATTCAGGAAGTCATAGTAATGCTTTAGTTGTAAAAGGTGATGCTAACGTAGGTATAGGAACTTCATCTCCAGGTAGTTATTATGGAAAAAAATTAGTTGTAGTTGCTCCTGATGAAAATGGAATGACATTATTAGGTACTGGAGCTAATCAAAAACAATATTTATGTTTTGCAGATGGTGCTACGGGTGCTCAAGCTTATGCTGGTTATATAGCTTATGACCACGCTGATAATTCAATGTCATTTGCTAACAACGGAGGTAATGGTAGATTAAGTATAGCAAGTGGTGGAGATGCTACTTTTAGTCACGATGTTGTAGCTTATTCAGATAAAAAATTAAAGAAAAATATTAAAACTTTAGATGGTTCTAAAGTATACGATATGCGTGGTGTTAGTTTTACTAGAAAAGATACAGAAAAAGATAGTAGTGGTGTAATAGCTCAAGAGATAGAAAAAATAGCACCTGAGCTAGTCAATGAAACAGATGGTACACTTGGTGTAGCATATGGTAACTTAACTGGATATTTAATTGAAGCTATTAAAGATTTAAAAGCCGAAATAGAAGAACTTAAAAAACAAATTAAGTAATGGCAATTCCAAGTTCAGGTCAACTAAAGATATTAGGAATTTTTTCTGAAAAAAATGAAGATGATTATAGCGCTCTTAATGCAGATGGTGAATCTAGTTTTAGTTTAAGAGGTTTAAGTAGTAACTCTCATAGTGACTCAACAGGTGGTAATATAAATTTAAATTCTGGAACAGTAAATAAACCAGATCAAGCAGCACCACATAAAATGAGTGAGTTTTATGGTTATGATCATGATGTTGTTCTTCCAAGTTTCAGTGGAAATCCTCCTTCTTTTGAAGTTTACACTCCTTTTACATCAAACCCACCAAGCGGTGTAACGTTGTCTTCACAGACTTCACCTGGTCATGTTCGCGTAACGTTAAGTAATTATGGTATATCTGTAGCTGGCTCTGGTCAAAGTATAGTTGCCTCAGGGTTTGTGTTTGCTACAAACAGCAACCAGCCGACTATTTCTGATACTATTACAAATTCAAATGGTTTTGATGTAACTCATTTAGGACCGTCAGGAAATGGTTGGGAATATGGAACAATATACTTTTTTAGAGCATGGGCTCAATTATCCGGTGGTGGTGTTGGGTATAGTGCAACTCAAGAACTTTATATGACATCAGGCCCTGTGCTTACTACTCAAGCAGCATCAAGCGTAACTAGTAGTGGAGCAACACTTAGCGGTAATATGACTGATAACGGTGTTCCTGATAATTCAGGACTTGGGAGCGCTGGTACAAACCACTATCAATCAGAAAAAGGATGGTTGGTTTCTGTACCTGGTTCTCCAAACGCTTCTACACCGGCATTAGGAAATTCAACAAAACACCAAATAGCGCCATCTTCTTCAGGTTTTTATGATGAAGGGTCGTTTACTAAATCAATTACTGGACTTAGTGGTGGCACAACTTATTATGCAAGAGCTTATGCTAGAATGGACAAAAGACCACTTAATGTTTACGAACCTGGTTTAGCATCTTTTATAGTGTCTCCAGCTGTAAATCCTGGATATGGCTTTGGAAATGTAATATCTTTTACAACTCCAGTTTCTTACAACACTAGATACACTGACGGACCGCACCAGAAAAATTTCTTTGCATGTTATCAAACAGCTAGTGATGTTATAAAATATACGGGTAGCTTTGGAAATGGCACCACAGTGTATGACAACAATTTAAATCTAATTACAGCTGCTGGTTGGTACAACGGACCTAACACAACTAGTGGTAGTAGCAGCTCTGCTAATGTGTTTTACGTTAATAGTAGTGGTGTAGTTTCAAACTTTACATTAGGTTTATGTTAATAAAAAAATATGAAAATACAAGAAAATAAAATACAAGAACACAATACCAGTTCTTTTAATGTAAAAAAAGTAGATGGTGTAAGTATATTAAAATTTAGTGATGAAAATTTTTTAAGTAATATAGAAGACTACGCTACTATAATGTTAGGTGACTGTACTAATTGTGAAAAAATAAAAGAACTATATAAAGACTTTACATATGACAAAGTTTTGGTGTTAGGTTTAGGATTAGGTTTACTACCTGAAACTTTAAAAATAGAAAAAGGATGTAGTGTTGTAGATGTTATAGAGAATAATCAAGAGCTTATAGATTACGTAGATTTTATTGATAACTCTATAAATGTAATAAAACATGATGCTTTTACATACACACCCAGTAGTAAATATGACTTTATACTTGTTGATTTATGGTGGGGAAATGAAGATATAACACAAGAAATAATAGATAATATTGAAAACAATTATAAACCTTATTTAGAAAATAATGGTAAAATACTAATACCAATACTATATAAGAGTTTTAAAAAGTAAAAAACGTGAAAATAGCGTAATAATATAAACATAGAATAATAACAATTTTAAAATTAAAACAATGGCATTAAAAGGATCTTATAACTACAAAGGAATCACACTTAGTGATGCTTATGTAAAAATAACAAACGTTAACTACTCAGTTAGCGAGGGAATTAAATCCCAATTAAAAACTGCTGCTGTATACAATTCAGATGGTTCGCTAAAAAGCGAGGCTGTTTATGAAGACGTAGTTGATGTAGTCAACCACGCTCATTGGACAGCATCTATTTGGAAAGATAAAGCGGTAAGAGATACGCTTGGTAAATACAACGAAAGCTTAACTACTGTTTCAGGTAGTTTTGAAATGGCTGTAGGTTCAAGCGCTAAAAACCCTGTAGTTCAAGCATATGCAGCTATGAAAGCTAAAGACGCTTGGAAAGACTACACGGATATATAATAATTAATAATTAAATTTAAATAAAATGGAAGACGTAAAAGTAGAGGACATCGCTCAAGATGTAAAAAAAATTACTGATGAAGAATTAAAATCAGTACAAGAAAAGGTAAACGCAATTAACCAAGTTCAAATGCAAATTGGTGGTTTAGAAGTTCAAAAGAATATAGCTTTAGATACAATTAAAGCTAGTCAAATGGATTTACAAACTATTCAAAAAGAACTTGAAGATAAGTATGGTAAAGTATCTGTTAACTTAACTGATGGTACTATATCTGAAATACCTGAAGATGAGACTGATAAGAAAGATTAGTATCGGTAAGGATTACAAAAATGAAGCTATGCACTACTCCGTAGATCAAGAGGTTTACGGAGGGCATATCATCGATTGTATAGTTGAGGAAGACGACAAGTACAGCGTTTATATTAAAAAACAAAACGAGGTTTTACCTTGGAAAGATTTTAATAAAAACATGGCTATAGCCGTTGAGTACAATTTAGAATATTAATGCAAGGCCTTTATTACTTTGTAGTTAAACCAGTAAATTCAAGATATAATAATATTAAAAAAATAGGTGATAAATCACTTATTACAAATACTGAGAATTTTACACATCAAAATGTAAATAGAAACGCTATAGTTATATCTACACCTAAAGGTTTTGAAACCAATATAAACGTAGGTGATGAAATTATCGTTCATCATAATGTTTTTAGAAGGTGGAAAGATATAAGAGGCGTGGAGCAAAATAGTAAAGGATATTTTGAAGAAGATAAATATTTTGTTCAACTAGATCAAATATACTTATATAAAAATAACAACACTTGGAAATCAGTAGATGAGTATTGTTTTGTTAAACCAATACATGCTATTGATAATTTTAGTACAGAAAAAGAACAGCCACTAGTTGGTGTTTTAAAATATACTAATAATCACGAATATTTAAATAATTTAAAACCTGGTGATTTAGTAGGATTCGTACCTCGTAGTGAATACGAGTTTATAATAAACGATGAGCGTTTATATAGAGTTCAAACAAGTGCAATTACAATTAAATATGAATATCAAGGAGAAGAAAGAGAATATAATCCAAGCTGGTTATAAAGCTGTAGAGGAGTTAGTTAAAGTTGCTAAAGAACCAATTGTTGATAGTGATGATGATATATCTGCAGACAGATTAAAAAATGCAGCAGCGACAAAGAAACTAGCTATATTCGATGCTTTTGAAATATTAACAAGAATACAGACTGAGCAAAGCATGATAGATGGGAAACCAGTTGAAGAAACTAAAAAACAAACATTTAGTGGATTTGCTGAAAAAAGATCTAAGTAATGTACGAGCAAAAACTATATAGCATTGTTACACCGATCAAAACAAATACAATTAAAAGGCTTAACAAGAAAAAGGCTTGGAAATATGGTTACAATAAAGAAAATGATATTGTTGTAATTAGTAAAACAGGGCAAATAGGCGATGTGTATAGCATACAAGGTTTACATGTAGCTTTGCCAAAAGTTCCAAAAGAAGTACATGTTTTTGAAAATAATACTTGGCAGGTAACAGAATATCCTAAAGAGTTAAATAGAATAAAAACTATATTTGATTGGCGTGATTACCCAGAGGATTTTAAAAATAAGTATATTGGTTATATAGAGAATGAGTTTACGAAAAGAGAAAATGGTTTCTGGTTTAGTAATAATGATATACCTACTTACATTACTGGTACACACTATATGTATCTTCAGTGGTCTAAAATTGATGTAGGACATCCAGATTTTAGAGAAGCTAATAGATTATTTTATATTTTTTGGGAAGCTTGTAAAGCTGATAATAGATGTTACGGTATGTGTTATCTTAAAAATAGACGATCTGGTTTTTCGTTTATGGCTTCTGGTGAGACAGTTAACTTAGCCACAATATCTAGTGATGCTAGATTTGGTATATTGTCTAAGTCTGGTCCAGATGCAAAAAAGATGTTTACTGATAAGGTGGTACCAATATCAGTTAATTATCCTTTCTTCTTTAAACCGATTCAAGATGGTATGGATCGACCGAAAACAGAACTAGCATATAGAGTACCAGCTAGCAAGTTAACAAGAAGAAACATTACGTCTACTGAAAATAGACCTGAGGAATTAACAGGGTTGGATACAACTATTGATTGGAAAAATACAGGTGATAACAGTTATGACGGTGAAAAACTAAAACTGTTAGTACATGATGAGAGTGGTAAGTGGGAAAGACCAAATAACATATTAAATAACTGGCGTGTAACAAAAACTACATTAAGGTTAGGTAGTAGGATTATTGGTAAGTGTATGATGGGTTCAACATCAAACGCTTTAGACAAAGGAGGTGATAACTTTAAAAAACTGTATTATGATTCAGACGTTACCAAAAGAAACCGCAATGGACAGACTAGCTCGGGATTATATAGTTTGTTCATACCTATGGAATGGAACTACGAAGGATTCATTGATTCTAATGGAATACCTGTATTCGAAACGCCAGCAGAAGAGGTTAAGGGACCATTTGGAGACTATATAGACATAGGTGTTATTGATCATTGGCAAAATGAAGCCGATGGGTTAAAGAATGATCAAGACGCTTTAAATGAGTTTTATAGACAGTTTCCAAGAACTGAAGAACATGCTTTCAGAGATGAAACTAAAAATAGTATATTTAATTTAGTAAAAATATACGAGCAAATAGATATAAATGAAGAGGTTGCTAATTATAGTAGAGGTAATTTCCAGTGGGCAGGTGGTATAAAAGATACTACTGTTAGGTTTTTACCAAATCAACAAGGTAGGTTTAATATATCTTGGACGCCACCATCTCATTTACAAAATAAACAAGTAGTTAAAAACGGTTTAAAATATCCTGCTAATGAACATATGGGTGCTTTTGGTTGTGATAGCTACGATATATCAGGTACAGTTGATGGTAAAGGTTCTAAAGGAGCTTTACACGGATTAACAAAGTTTAGTATGGAAGATGCTCCTGCTAATTCTTTTTTCTTAGAGTACTTAGCTAGACCTCAGACATCCGAGATGTTCTTTGAGGACGTTCTAATGGCTTTAGTTTTTTACGGGATGCCAATACTCGCTGAGAATAATAAACCTCGTCTATTGTATTATTTGAAAAGACGTGGTTATAGAGGTTATTCAATGAATAGACCTGATAAAGTTTGGAATAAACTATCTGTAGCAGAAAAAGAAGTTGGTGGAATGCCTAACTCAAGTGAAGATATAAAGCAAGCTCACGCTGCTGCGATTGAAATGTATATAAATGATCATGTAGGTTTAAAAGCTGATGGCGAATATGGAGACATGGTGTTTAACAACACATTAAATGATTGGGCTGGTTTTGATATAACAAGAAGAACTAAGTTTGATGCAACAATTAGTAGCGGTTTAGCTATTATGGCTTGTAATAGACATTTGTATAACCCAAGATCAAACGTGCAAAGAGATAAAATAAATTTAACAATAGCTAAATATAAAAATAAAGGCTATAATTCAAAATTAATAAAACAATAATATGGCTGAGTCTTACATGAGCAATTATTTTCCTAGTCAAGTTGTAAGCGACAAAGAGAAGTTATCTTTAGAATATGGTTTAAAGATAGGTAAAGCTATTGAAAGCGAGTGGTTTAAAAGAGACTCTGGTACAAATAGATTTGCTAGCAACCAAAATAACTTCCATAAACTTAGACTTTACGCTAGGGGAGAACAAGCTATTCAAAAATATAAAGATGAATTATCTATTAATGGTGATTTATCTTACCTTAATTTAGACTGGAAACCAGTACCTATTATACCTAAGTTTGTAGATATAGTAGTAAATGGTATATCAGAAAGAACTTATGATATAAAAGCTTATTCTCAAGATCCGTTTGGAGTGGAGATGAGAACAGAGTATATGGAGTCTATACTTCGAGATATTAGATCAAAAGAGTATACTGACTTAGTTAGGCAAGCTACTGGTGTTGATTTGTCAGAAAATGACACACTTGAGATGCCTGAAAACGAAGAAGAGTTGAAACTACACATGCAGCTAACATACAAGCAAGCTGTAGAGATAGCTGAAGAGCAAGCAATAAGCGTGTTGCTAGAGGGTAACAACTACGAGCTTATAAAGAAAAGATTTTTCTACGACCTTACTGTATTAGGTATAGGAGCTGTTAAAACGAGCTTTAACACATCTCAGGGTGTTACTGTTGATTACGTTGATCCAGCAAATTTAGTTTATTCTAAAACTGAGTCTCCGTATTTTGAAGATATATATTACGTTGGAGAAGTTAAGCATGTACCTATCAACGAATTGGTGAAGCAATTTCCTAATTTAACTGAGCAGGAGATACTAGATATATCTAAAACAAATAACTACGATTTAGGTAACTACAACACACAGAGAGATTACGACAATAACCAAGTTCAGGTATTGTACTTTAACTGGAAGACTCACAAGAACGAAACTTACAAAGTAAAAGAAACTGGATCAGGCGCTAGCAAAGCAATTGAGAAAGACGATACTTTTAACCCGCCAAAAGATATGGACGGTAATTACAGTAAGTTGCAAAGACAGATAGAGTGCTTATATGAAGGTGCTTTAATACTTGGTACTAAGAAATTAATAAAATGGCAGTTAGCAGAAAATATGTTAAGGCCAAAGAGCGACTTTACTAAAGTTAAGATGAACTACAGTATTGTAGCTCCAAGAATGTATCAAGGTAGAATAGAGTCTCTAGTTAAGCGTATTACTGGATTTGCTGATATGATACAGTTGACTCACTTAAAGTTACAACAAGTAATGTCTAGAATGGTGCCAGATGGTGTTTATCTAGACGCAGACGGTCTAGCTGAGATAGATCTTGGAAATGGAACTAACTATAATCCTCAAGAAGCTTTAAACATGTTCTTCCAAACAGGTTCTGT